TAGCAATTTTTGCCCATGAAACATATTGATACTTACCTTTAAAGAAAATATCTTCTGGTTGGATAATGCCTGTTAAAAGTGGTCTAGTCATAATTAAATCCATTTAGGTGGGGTGAGGGTTTTGATTCCATCTGGTTCTTGATCGCTATGACCAGCCCAGATACCAGATTTTTGGGCTTGTTTGATTTGCTGTAATGTTTGCTCTTGTAACTGAAAGCCTTTTTCTATAAAACTTCCAGATAACTCATAAACACCGATTGTATAAGGCCATACTTTTTCTACAGCAACAAAAATAAATCTTTTTGCTTCCGTACCTTGCAAATAGTGAGCAGCTTGCAAATGATAAAAAAATGAACAGATAGTTCTTGTAAACTTATCTGCTGATGCACCACCTTCGCCTGTAGTTTTAAGATCAATCACCATATCATCAACAACATAATCACAACGGCATTTGCATTGCAGACCTGTTGCCTTATGAGTCCACCAATAAGATTGCTCAGATGCACCCTTAATATCATTTATAAGATATTTAGAAACAAAAGCATCTTTTTCTAGTGACTTTCTAATTGCTGCGATAGTGTCAAATTCTGTTGAGGTGTAAGTTTCAATGCCTCTTGTTTGAAAAGCAAGTGCAAGTTCTTTACCTCTTTTTGACCTTTTATCGTCAAGGAGTTGATAAGAGTTTGCAAAGTCATCAGCCTCTAAAATTGCCTTATGAAACATAGACCCAAACTTCATAGCTGGTGTTGCAACTCTTGGAGGGTTATCTATTCCATATTTGTATGTATGAAAAGCCTGTAAGCCATTACTAACGGCATATTTTAAGTCAGATGCAGCAATAGCCTTATCTGCCCTGTAAACGCTTTCGAGGACGTTATGCCCTTCAATGCGTGTTGTAGTTTCTAATGATTCCATTTGTTAAAATAAAAATGCAAAGGACGCTTTGCAATGTGGATACTTCCAGAGATCAGGGGTGGTTTCTGGAAGTCTTTTTTTGTTCTGATTGAAATTTAATAAATTCAGAATTGGGAACTATGTTTGATTCCCACTTAGCAACAGTTTCATAATTACCCCAATAAGGCCAAGTCGGGGAAGTGGATTCTTTTTCTACTTCCCATGTACCGCTAAATTTACGCTGCCTGATGTTTTGCCTATCAAATACTTTGCGGTCAATTTGAAAATTTATCTCTCGCATAATATCCCAAAGTGAACATTCATCATTTGTGTAGATGGTTATCGTATGTTTTCTCATGGCTTTGCCTCTAACTCATTTAATCGTTGTTTAATTTGTATTAAATTGTCGTTGATTTCAAAGATTGCCATTTGTATGTAAGAAACCAACTTCTGATGCTTTTCTAATTCAGCAAGCCTTTGATTAATTCTTTTAACTTCAAAGTTGCTCATTTCTTTTGCTCCAAATAAGAACACGCAGACTGCACTTGAAACACCTCACAATCTCTGACTGTCATATCGTGCAAAGAAGATGACATTGAGGTAAATAGCAGCCCTGAGGCTGCCATTAGCATTAGAAAATTACTCATTTATAACCCCAATACATATTGGTCAGTTAAGTAGCAATCAGGTTTGATCTGCCACTCAGTAACCCAAGCATCACCAACAACTGGTGCTTTTGGTGTTGACATTTGCTGCAACCAGACAAAACCTTTTCTAGCTGGTCTGTGCATTGTGCTGTCATCAAGCACTTTTGCTAGGAAACAATTACCGCAATGCTCAAAGCCTTTTGCGTTCATTGCCCAAACTGTTTTTGTGTTTTTCATAAAAACCTCAACGAAGAACGGCCTGTCGGCCTTACTATTAAATATATATGATATGTAGTAATACGTCAAGATACATATTATATTATTACTATTTCATAACATTCTTAATATATTAAGTATTAGATTTGCATTATTAAGTATTTAGATGTATTATATATACATACCCAGACATGGGTTCTATTTACAACACTTCGCTAAAGCCATGACAATGACAGCCCAAGAGAAAAAAGAGTTTGCACAAGATTGCATCAAAGCTCTTACTCAAATGGTTAAAGAGAACCAAACAGATAATACTGAGTTTTACTATTCAACAATGCAACACTGTGAAGCAACTGCCAAAGACTATGAAACAGTTTGCGAACCACTTTATCAAACACTTACACCAAGCAAAGATTCTTTTGACTGGCAAAATGAATTTAAAGTAAGAGTTGGCAAGCCAGATTTACAAAAAGGCACTTACAAGCCAACTGGTGAGAAACGCATCTATGACAGAAACACAATCTGGAATGTTAGTTTGCATTTATGTGATGGTGTTTATGTAGGCATCAACGCTGGTTCAATGATATGCAGTCATTACAGCAAAGAGCAAATCAGGGCAAACCAACGTATGCACAGCTTAAGAGCAGTTGCACATGGAGATAAAGTTATCATCAACAATGAGTTCTATATAGCAAAGGTCAATGGCCGCTATTCAAACTGCATTGAGTTTCATAAAGAAAAGTAAACCTATCAGCCCCACCCGTTGAGGTGGGGTCTTTATTCACCTATCACCCCAAAAAAAAATGGCTATTTATCAAAATTTACCAGAGTCAGAAGTACAAATGCTTATCTCTGCCTACAAAACTAAACTAAATAAAATAGTTAAACCTTTACAGAGGTTTGAAACTGGCATAGAGATATGCCGTTATCTTGCAGAAGAAAAAAGCTTAAAAAGAAACAACAACTTATGGAAATGTGAACCTGTCGATTTCAAAAACAGAATGGAAAATCATAACTATAGAGTAAGACTTGGCACACCCGATAGCTTAACGGACGTTGTTTATACTAGAAAATTTAGAAACTCTAGTGTATATCGTGAATGGTATCTAACAGAAATTAGAGCAAAATACAATGATTATTATTTTAAAATCACTATGTTAGCTCAATATGTTGGATATGATTACAGCCATTTAGTTGGGCAACTTAACTTCACAGAATTAGAACAAGCCAGCATGGATTGGTATTTAGAACATAATGCTAGAGGGCCAGTGGCTGCTGATGGTTGGGAGGGATATTAATGAGAAAAACATTAGCAGACCTTAGAGGTAAGCTTGTCGCTTGGAGGGGTTGGGAAACCAGCCAGAGGCACAACAGAACATGGATTTGTATTTCCAAAGCCTATGTAATCAGATGGGATAGAAATGCTGCCATACAAAAAATTGTAGAAAAAAAAGGTGGTTTTTATATAGATCACTTTTGGTTATCTGGTGATAAAGAAAAAATAGAACCTCAACCAATAAAGCTCTATAACAAAGTTGGCGGTGTTGGTATTGTTAGAACATACATGAGAAAAAACGGATCTATTGACTACACAATAAAAATGCCATCTGACTTATGGAATGTAGAAAGTTTTATTGATTTATACAATGATGAATATAAACAGACAACACCTAAACAAAAGATAGAAAGATTAAATGAAGGTTTAAGACATATAGAAGATCATGAAAAGTTTGATGAGCATATTTTATATGGTTTAACCAGATCAGTAAGCAGTTTAAAAAATGAACTTTTAGAGGAAAAAAGATATATACAAAATTCTGTTGAAGCAACAGAAAAAGCGTTA